TCTTTAATCACCTAATGAGCCGGGCGTAATGCCCGGTTTTTTTTCGCCTGAAAGTAAAGATTTGAATTGGGGAGATTCGGAGAGTTTAAACGGCAGGCAAAAAATAAGCCTGCGTAAGGGCGTTTTTCATGGTAGGTAACATGGGCTTTCAGCGGTGCAATGCGGGTTTGCGCGGCACGCAAGACCACTGAAAGCCATAATAAACTACCCTACTGTGGACACAGTGTGGACACTCTGGGAGTCAACACCACCACGTAGCGGATTGAGTGAAACAGCATCCTGAAGATACTCCGGGGCAAAGTGCGCATAGACCATTGTCTGCTCTATCCGTGAATGTCCCAGTATTCTCTGCAAGGTGATGATACTCCCGCCGTTAATCATAAAGTGGGTAGCAAAACTGTGACGCAATGCGTGAGTTGCTTGCCCGTCCGGTAGATCTGGTTTTACATCTTTCATTGTCCGCCTGAATTTCGGATATGAGGCATCAGGGAACAGATAACCCTTACCCGCAATCATTACAGCAACTTCCTCAGAGATAGGGACAGTACGCGGTTTGTTCGTTTTTGTTTTAACAAACGTAACCCGATTCTGTATTACGTTCTCAGCTTTCAGTTTCGCGGCCTCACCCCATCGAGCGCCGGTACTTAAACAAAGAATTGCGATTTTCTTGTTGTCCCCGTCAAGATTGGCAAGCAACAATGTTATTTCTTCCTGCGTCAGATAGCCGGTTTCTGGTTTCTGCTCCTTGAGCTTTTTCATCCCTCTGAAAGGGTGTTCACCAAAAAATAGTTCCGCATCAATTAGTGCCGTAAACATGCCACTTAGGCAGGTAAGGTCGCGGTTTATACTGGCCGGTTTTATGCCTTGCCCTCTGCGAGTCATGCTGTACTGGCTAATAAGAGCTTTGGTTATCTGAAACGCGCAAGGGTCATCAGTGATCCGGGTAAAGATTTCAATCTTACCCAAATTGGATTTACCGTGTTCTTCATGCTTGCCTTTCAGATCCCACCAGACTTTTGTTAATTCAGACAGATGCCGCTTATCTGTCGGTTTAGCCAGCCATTCTTTATCGTGATGGTTGTATTGAGTGTGTTTCTCAAAAGCTACAGCCTCACTTTTCTTGTCAAATTTCCTGCGGATGCGCTTTCCGTTGCGCCCTGCAGGTCTGATGTCCACTTCGTATCGACCATCATCGAGCTTTTTAATAGACATAAAGCCTCCCGATGATGTTACTGCTTACTTCAATTTCCTGATTTAAATAACAAAAACTCTTAGTGCATTTACTACACAAATAAACGCCGTAAATGGTTAGCCAGTTTTCTGGTCGGAGTGGGGAGATGTTGTTGTCTGCTGCCCAAAGTGCGCGAGAGCCGGTGCAATCTGCCCAGCTTCTGGTGATATTTGTTCAGTCATAAACCAAAGGGTGTATTTGCTGAAACGAGGATGTTGAAGAATTTTCATGGCGACGTCCGTCGGGGGGATCGTTCTGCCGCTTTCATAATAGGTTAATGAGCTATAAGGAACTCCAGTAATTTCAGAGAATTGCTTCCTGTTTAGCCTCTCTGACTCACGTATGAGAGCCAGCTTTACACTGATTGCTGTTGACATGTTATCGAGATCCTCTAATAATCACGACATCTTCTACTATGTTTCAAGTTTTTCTAAGTTTCATTAAGGCACATTAGAGAACATTGAAACCCATTGGTTAGATCTAGATGAAAGGTTAACAGATGAGTAAACAAATTGTCAGTAGTAGTGATGCCGTCCCCTATCAAGAGTTTGCCAAGCTTATTGGTAAGACCCCTGCAGCAGTAAGAGGAATGATTGAAAAAGGGAAATTACCGGTAGTTGAAATGACAGATCCACAATCGACATCAGGTCGGGCAGGAGAATACTGGGTTTACCTACCAGCCTGGAATAATGGGATGAGACTTGCCTATGAAAGTCGCCCGAAAGAAATTCGTGAAGGTTGGCTGATGTGGCTTGGTTTGGGTGGACGGGCATAAGGAGGGAAGTTTAATGAAAGAGCCTCGCTGTATCGCTCAATTACTGCGTAATGAAAGTCCGCGCCCTATGACGTTCAAGATCACTCATGGTAAGGGACGTAAAGGCATCATCATCCGCACTCGTAAGCCTGGCATTATTGAGACGCTTTTCCGTTTGGTCAGAAAAAGAGGGATATGGTTATGACCGTTATGACTCTTGATGTGATCCAGAAACAGCCAGCGGCACTTAGAGGGCTGGTTGGTAAGTACCTGGCTCAGCCACGCTGGCAGGACACCTGTGATTTTTACAATCAAATGATGGAGCGCGAACGACTGACAGTTTGTTTTCATGCTCAATTAAAACAACGTCACTCTGTCATGCGCTTAGAAGAAATGGAAGAAGCAGATCGCGAGCGTCTTGTCTGTGCGTTGGATGAACTGAGATTTGCATTTTGTCGGTTTCGTCAGCATGGTTCTACTAGGGCGACTTTCATTAGCCGTCTTACTGTTAGCCAAAGGCGTTCTCTTTTTCGTCATGCCGGGCTCACAGATCGAGAATTCAGTATGCCGCACTGGCGATTGAACGAGGACGACTGCTATTGGCGGGACAAACTTTTCCGTGCCTTGCGAGAGCTGTTTAGCCTTTTTGAGTACGCACCGACCATTTTAACCTCGGTAAAACCTGAGCAGTATTTACATTAATTAATCTGGATTCGATTTATTACACGCCTTACCGCGTGGGGACTCCTTTTGTCTGGAGATAGGCAAATGCAAAAACAAAAAACAGCGCAGCGGGGCGCGTTTTCGGCACTTCTGGAGCAGGCAGTAAGTGAAGCACAGCGCGACACATCGACCCGTTTCTCTTCTCAATTTGACGGGCTTATCGCGCACATCAGTAAGTCAGAACTTAACCGCACCGAGATTATCGAGTTGTTAGGTCAAGAATCAGAAAAATTGCACAACTCAATTTTCGGTTGAGAGAGTTATTCACTTTAGAAGGAAGTAATAATGAGTATCCGTATCGATATAAATAACCAGTACGTTATTACCAGCGACCGCTATCAATTTATTTTGCAGGAAAAGAAAATCGCTACCTCCGGGAAAAGCGAAGGTAAGGAATGGCTGGATGTTGTGGGTTACTACCCAACTATCCCTAAGCTCGTTTCAGGCCTTGCTTTGCATGACCTTTTAACGGGAGATGCTATCTCTTTCTCGGCGCTTGAAACTCAGATTGAGCGCGTAGCGAAGCAATGTCTTGACGCCTTCAATTCGAATGGCCGCTGAACCTCGGGGGCGTACTGCCCCTTCGCCACCACCTCCTTTCTCGAAGCACACCGATGATACATTCATTGGTGCTTATCCCTGGAATGCTCCACGTTCTGCAATTGGCCGTGACAGACCCCTTACACGTGGCGAATTCCGTCAGGTGCAAGGTGTTTTAGGTAAAGTTAATCGTCTGCCTTATGTCTTAAAAACGCTGTTTAACTCGCGTTATGATTTCATTCGTCGTAATAAAAGCCCCCTTCATGGTTTCTATTTCCTCAAGAACACTGTCGAGAAAAGGGTGGGCCCTCGTCTTGAGCGGGTCAATCAGCTAAACGGAATGAACGAGACGGCATCGCTACTTTTCCTGAGTGAGCGCGAAAGCTATTCGCGTTTAGCAGGTGTGAGTGACAAGGCTCTCAAAAAATTTGCAGCCCGTATCGCTTCGCAGCTCTATGTTGCTTATGAGGAGCTTAGCGACGCCTGGGCTGACACTCACGGCGGTAAAGAGACTCTTTTTACTGATGAGGCTCAGGCGCATTTGTACGGCCACGTTGCTGGTGCAGCTCGCGCATTCAACATTACACCGATGTTCTGGAAAAAATACTGCAAAGGGCAAATCACGATCCGCCAGGCATTTTCCGCTATATCTCGTTTGATTAATGATGAGTGGTGGATTAACCAGTTTAAGGCTCAGCGTATGCGCTGGCACGAAGCATTGCTGATTGCTGCCGGTGAGGTGAATAAAGACCGTTCCCCATACGCCAGCAGAACGGCGATCCGCGACGTGCATTCTCGCCGCTTGGCTAATCTCGAATACCTCAAATCGTGCGAGCTGGAAAACAAAGTTACCGGTGAGCGTATCGATCTCATCAGCAAAGTCATGGGAAGTATTTCAAACCCTGAAATCCGTCGTATGGAACTGATGAACACAATCGCAGGTATTGAACGCTATGCGGCTGGGCAGGGTGACGTCGGTATGTTTATCACTATCACCACGCCATCGAAGTATCACCCTACACGTCAGGTCGGAAAGGGCGATAAAAAGACGGTGCAACTTAATCACGGATGGAATGACACCGCTTTTACGCCGAAGGATGGTCAGCGGTATTTATGCCGTATCTGGAGCCTGATGCGTACAGCCTTTAAAGATAATGATTTGCAGGTCTATGGTATGCGCGTTGTAGAGCCGCATCATGACGGAACGCCGCACTGGCACATGATGCTTTTTTGCAAACCAGAGCAACGTAAACATATTACTGAAATCATGCGACGCTATGCCTTAAAGGAAGATGGCGACGAAAAGGGTGCAGCAGCACAGCGTTTTGAAGCGAAGCACCTAAATCAAGGTGGTGCAGCTGGTTACATCGCAAAATACATTGCGAAGAATATCGACGGGTATGCACTTGATGGGCAAGTCGATCACGATACCGGTAAACCTCTCACTGATACTGCAGCAGCAGTAACCGCATGGGCGTCAACGTGGCGTATCCCGCAATTCAAATCTATTGGCCTGCCGACGATGGGAGCTTATCGCGAGCTGCGCAAACTGCCTCGCGGGGTAAGCATTGCTGATGAATTCGATGAGCGTGTCGAGGCGGCTAGAGCTGCAGCTGATGATGGTGAATTTGACTTGTATATCGCAGCGCAGGGTGGGGCGAATGTTCCACGCGATAGCCAGACCGTCCGTGTGGCTCGTAACGTGACTGATGAGGTCAACGCCTATGAAGAGGATATAGAGAGAGTCGTGGGCATCTACGCTCCGCACTTGGGCTCTGAGCTGGTACATGTTACCCGTACAGCCGAATGGCGCATCGTTCCAAAGCTGTTGGTCGTTGAGCCGTTGACTTTAAAAAGCGGCATTGCCGCGCCTCGGAGTCCTGTCAATAACTGTGGAAAGCTTGCCCATGATAGCGAACCAAAAATGACATCTGTGCCGTCTAATCAAGCCATACCTATATTGAGAGGGTGTGATTCGTCACATTCGCGACCAAACAAATGGGAAGTCACTTAACTTAATCAAAATAGCAGTAGAGTATTTGTGAAATGAATTGCGTAAAGTTGCTGCATGTCCGATTTGACTTCGTAGCTGGAAGTGAAGTTCATCTTTATGTTAAACTTTGTTCAATATTTTTTTTGATAATTAATCAGTTTATTATGTTTCTTGAGGGCGATAACTTGAAACCCGGTGACGTTTTACTTGTAAAGGGCATTGGTAAAAAATCAGATGCAATTTTGTATGCACAAAAAGCCTTTTACTTAAAGGCTAAGTCTAGTCATGTTGCGTTAAGTCTAGGTGGTGGTTTATTTATTCATGCTACTAGTGATGGAGGGGTTCATTTAACTTCTATCGACAAGGAGTTAGAAACATGTGAGGGAAATTGGAGGGTGATCAGAAAAAAAGGACTTGAAGAGGTACAGGTTGAGGCGCTAAATACTTCTGGGTTATATTTTGCAAGGCAGAAATATAATATGTTTGTCTTTTTTGAAGGCAATGAGTATTCATCATTTTGCTCTGAATTAGTAGCTAAAGCTTATAAAAAAGCTGGTGTGAAAATTATGAGTGGCAAGCCATCTAGTAAAGTTTTACCTTGCCACTTCGATAAAGAAGCGGATGTGCTTGTTGATTGGGAAGATGTAAGCCATGAGTATGAGCATGGCCTTGCAGATATAGCGGAGAATAATTTAGCTTTTAAATATTTGTTTGAATTGTTAAAACAGTGTATTGAAAGAAGAACTATTGTATCGAAGTTTAGGAAACAGCTATTTGATTTTTCAATCATGGATGCAAAAGCGCGAGGTGACTATGAAACTATTAACAGAGTCGAGTCACTTAAAAAAGAATTAGATGAAAAGCGTAGTTTGAAGTTTTGGGATGAAAAAGATACTCTTCCGTTTCTCTTTAAGAGAAAATAAAAATAGGATGGTAATGATGGCTGATGAACTAGATATGCTCGCACTTCGTTTCTTTAAACTATTTGCGCAGTATGAATTCTATATGAAGTCGATGGGGTATTTTCAGGTTTCACGCACGAAAATTATAGTTGATTGGGATAGGTTTGTTAACGAGAAAATTGGTAAGGATTATGCTCATTTGTTAGGGGAGACATTACCATCAGGTGAGTATATTCTTCAAAATCCACCTAAAAAACAAGAGGTTGTTAATGGTAAGGTTGTTTGGGGAAATGTAAGTAATAATGAGCAGAACGTTCAGGTACTGTTTGGATATATTGGGCGGGTTAGAAATAATTTGTTTCATGGGGCAAAGTTTAATGGAACATGGTTTGATCCCGAGCGCAGTAAAATCTTGCTAGAGCATAGTTTAAACATACTCGAGCATTTTCAAAAACAAGGTGTACTAGCCGACTTACAATAGTTCTTTTCATTAAAATTTTTAGATTTTTTGTTGCATTCGTTACATGCATTTTTTTGCGTGAGGTATTGACCGCGTTTTTTCCTGTCTATCCTCAGATATTGCGTGATGTCGCGTAGATCATGCAACTGCATTAAAACCGCCCTCTTAAGCGGGCAGGCGAGGCGGGGATAGCACTGCGCGCCAGAGGTGGTGACAGCATTTAATTTTATGCATCTGTGGGCGTCGTGACGGCGCTGATGTTTTACATGTCTGTGATGATGTGTCGGTGGGATTGCGTGGCGTGTGATGTGTCTGAGGCTGTCAGGGATGAGGCCGCCCGGAGGCGGCAATTTTTGCAGGGTTATTCTGATTCGAGGCTGTAATCTTTAAAGCGGATCACCTCCATTCCGAGCCAGTCGTTAATCTCTTTAAAGCGCTCCTGCAGTGGGTTGAGCTCATTACGCACAAACACCCGCGCCACCTTCTCAACATCTCCCATTGAGCCAATATTTTCTGGCTTGCCGCCCATGAGCTGGAACGGTACGCGGTGCGCATCGAGCAGGTCAGCGGCGCTCACCTTTTTAATATTGAAAAAGTCATCTTTCGTGGCGACCTCACTCAGCGGCACAATCTTGATGCCATCCGGTTTCCCGTTGGGCGCGTAGAAAAACAGGTTTTTAAAATTCCCGAGTCCCTTTGAATCACGCATTGCAGAACGCAGCGACTCGACGTCGGTGCTGCTTTGTGCCGCGTCGGTGACGTACATGATGTAACCCGCGTGCGCGCCATTCTGGTAATACTTGCGACGAAACAGGGTGGCGGATTCATTCAGCCAGGCGGAATTGAGTGCGCTCAGGTATTCCGGCATGCCGTACAGCTCCTGATTGATGTCAGGCTCGAGCAGGTGAAACACCGAGCCGGGTGCGAACTGATGCGGGTTGTTAAAGCTCGATATGTACCAGTAAACGCCATCCTCGACGCCACGACGGGTATATTTAGCGGGTGATGTTTCCAGTTTTAAAAGCTGGCCGGTAACGCTCATGCGTTTCTCAAGATAGCCGTTGGCAAAGACCAGATAATCCAGCACGAGGCGGCTGAAATCCTGACGCGACAGGAGCGGGTGCGGGATGTAGGTGCTCGTCAGAATATTTCGTTTCACGTAAATCGGCGAGCTGTGATGCACGGCGGCGCGCAGGCTTTTTGCCAGACCTGAGAAATTGACCGGCGGCTCGTACCATTTCCCGTTATTGATGCACTCGACATAATCGAGGATATCGCGGCGATCCAGAACGGCGGAGGGCTCGCCAAAGGTGAACGCCTCCATTTTTTGCGGTGCGCTGGCGGCCGTTGTGGCGGGTTTCTTCTGATGTTTTTTCATATCAGTTAATATCCAGAATTGACGTTGAATGCATGCCGCTACCGGCGGAAAGTGGCTCGTTTAACAGGGCGTGCATGGTTGCCCATGCGATATCCGCGTGGCTGGCCTCTTCGCTGCGGCTGGCTTCATAGGTGGAGCTGCGCCCGCTGCTGGTCATGGTTTTACGGATAGCCATAAATGACTGTGTGATGTCGGTTGCTCCGGCGTCGTATTCCAGACATCCGCGTCTGATGGTGTCTTTCGCTTTCAGCACCATCGCGGTTTTCATTTCCGGCGTGTAGCGAATGGCGCGCGCCGCCGGGAAAAACGAGCGCACGAGCTGGTAAACCCCCTGGCCGATGCCGGTCGCATCGATGCCGATATACTCGACGCAGTATTTTTCGGTCAGCTCGCGGATGGCCTCCGCCTGTGTCGCAAAATCCATGCCTTTCCACTGGTGACGCTCAAGGATGCGGAACTTGCCACCGGCAACCAGTGGCGGAGCCAGTACCGCACAGCCTGCGCTGTCACCGGTGTGAGACGGGTCATAGCCAATCCACACCGGACGCCAGTTAAACGGACGGTCGGAAAACGGCTCGAAGTCCTCCCATTCTTCCATCGCATCGACCATGCAGCGCTGCAGCTCCTCGAACGGGAATACCGATGCCTTGTCGTCGACAAACTCACACATGAAGAGGTTGCGGAAATCGTCGGCGCTGTTTTCCTGTTTCAGCTGATCCAGATTAAACAGCGTGCATCCCTCGGCGAGCGCGTCCTCGATGGTGACAATCTGTCGCCACTGGCCGTCCGGGCACAGCACGCCCCCGGCCAGCGCCTTATGACTGATATCGATGTCGACACGCTCGGCGGCGCTGCTGCGTCCCCGGTTGAACAGCTCACCTGACCAGAACGGATAAGCGCCATGTGCCAGCGTCGAGGGCGTTGAAAAGTAGGTGGTGCGCAGGTGGGACTGCGACGCCATCCCCGAGGCGACTTTACGCAGTCTCTGAAAGTTGGGGATCCAGAAGATTTCATCGACATACAGGTCGCCGTTATGACTCTGCGCCGTGTTGGAATTGGTCCCGAGAAAAATCAGCTCTGCGCCGTTGTTGCCGATGACAATCGGGTCGCCTGACAGGTCGACCTCGACCATGCGCGCAAAGGCGATGATGTACTTTCGGAACACGTAAGCCTGCGTCTTACTGGCCGACAAAAATATCTGGTTTTGCCCGGTTTTCAGTGCGCGCAGCAATGACTCGCGGGCAAAGTAAAACGTGGCGCCAATCTGGCGCGATTTGAGGATGTGGCGAATACGGTGCGCGATACCGGCTTTGTGCCAGTGGCGCTGATATTCGAATGACTGCCTGAAGAAAATCTCTTCGAGCTTTTCGATGGCCTCATCGCTGAAAAAGTTACGTTTTGGCTTGCGGCGTTCACCCTTGTTGCGGCTGGCAATATTGGGATTTAAATCAGCTTCGTTTCCGGTCTGGCCGTAACGGCTGACGCGCGCGAGCCGTTCCATCTGGCGTGACAGAAAGTCAGCGACCTTGAAGTCATGCGGCGTGAGGTCAGGCTTTGCATAAAGCTGAATCAGGCGCGCCTCGAGCGTGGATTCCACGCGGTTAAGCGGGGCGGTTTCCTCCCATCCGTCACGCTGTTTCCAGCTCTGCACGGTCGGGCGCTTGACCTGCAGCGTGTCGGCAATTTGTGGCACGGAAAACCCCTGCCAGAACAGCAGGCGTGCCTGTCGTCGCGGGTCGTGCAAAAGGGAGAGGTCAGTCGAAATGGTCATGGTTGCCTCGTGTCAGTGAATACGGGGCAAGGCTAAGGAAATCATCGGGTATTATCGCTAACCCTCTGTTGTATCAGGGGTTGCACGTCTGTAAGCGGTGGCTGATGTGGGGCGGAGTCGGGAAACTACACCCGAACCGAAAACCCAACATCAGGACACCTGAACAATGGCAAAGAAAGTTTCTAAATGGTTTCGCATCGGCGTCGAGGGTGACACCTGCGATGGCCGCGTGATTAACGGCGAAGATATTCAGGACATGGCGGACACCTTCGACCCGCGCGTCTATGGCTGTCGCATCAATCTCGAACACCTGCGCGGCATTCTGCCTGACAGCGTGCTCAAACGTTATGGCGACGTGACCGAAGTCAAAGCGGAAGTCATCAGCGATGACTCGGCACTGAACGGCAAAAAAGCTCTGTTTGGCAAAATCGCGCCGCTCGACGAGCTGGTCAGCATGGTGAAAGCCGGGCAGAAGGTTTACACCTCGATGGAGATTCGCCCGAACTTCGCCAACAGCGGCAAGTGCTATCTCGTCGGTCTTGCCGTCACCGATGACCCGGCAAGCCTCGGCACCGAATACCTCGAATTCTGCAGTCGCGCCACGCAAAATCCGCTCGCCGGTAAAAAAGCCCATCATGACGATCTGTTTTCCGTTGCCACGCTGGCAGAGCTGGAATTCGAAGACGTCCCCGACACTGTGCTCAACAGCCTGACCGACAAGGTCAAATCGATTTTCAGCCGCAAACAGGTCAGCGATGACGCCCGTCTTGCAGATGTGCATGAGGCGGTGACCGCCGTTTCTGAGCAGGTACAGACCAACCTGACCGCCACCGAAACGCGCGTCACTGAGCTGGAAACCGCTTTTGCACAGCTAAAGCAGGACGTGACCAGCCAGACCACGCAAAGCGCGCAGGCGCTTAACGCCCTGAAAAGCTCCCTCGATAACACCGAAAGCTATCGCCAGCCGCGCCGCGAGAAATCGAAAGGCGGGACGGGTGACGAGCTGCTGACCAACTGCTGACAGACCTGCCGGGTGTGTATCACCCGGCCTGATGCCCCTTTTTAGAAACACAGGAATAACAATGCGTAAAGATACCCGCTTTAAATTCAATGCTTACCTGTCCCGCGTGGCGGAGCTGAACGGCGTCGACACCGATGACGTGGCGAAAAAATTCACCGTTGAGCCGTCCGTGACGCAGACCCTGATGACCACCCTGCAGGCGTCATCCGCGTTTCTGACCAAAATCAATATCGTGCCGGTCGACGAGCTGAAAGGCGAAAAGGTCGGGGTTGGTGTCAACGGCACGATTGCGAGCACCACGGACACCGCCGCTGATGACGAGCGTAAGACCGCTGATTTCACTGCGCTCGAATCCAACAAATACGAATGCGCGCAAATCAACTTTGATTTCCATATCCGTTACAAACAGCTCGACCTGTGGGCGCGTTTCCAGGACTTTCAGACCCGTATCCGTGACGCGATTATCAAGCGTCAGTCACTCGATTTCATCATGGCCGGTTTCAACGGTATCACCCGCGCGGAGACCTCCAACCGCAAAACGAATCCGATGCTGCAGGATGTCGCGGTGGGCTGGTTGCAGAAATACCGCAATGAAGCTGCCGCGCGCGTGATGTCCAACGTCACCGATGATGACGGCAAGGTCATTTCCGATGTGATCCGCGTGGGTAAAAACGGTGACTATGAAAACCTCGATGCGCTGGTGATGGATGCGACCACCAACCTGATTGATGAGATTTATCAGGATGACCCGGAGCTCGTTGTTATCACTGGCCGTAAGCTGATGGCGGATAAATATTTCCCGCTGGTTAACAAGGCGCAGGAAAACAGCGAAACGCTGGCCGCTGACATCATCATCAGCCAGAAGCGTATCGGCAACCTGCCTGCTGTGCGTGTGCCGTACTTCCCGGCGAATGCCCTGATGGTGACGCGCCTCGATAACCTGTCGATTTACTTCATGGATGATGCACACCGCCGCGCCATTATCGAGGAGCCGAAAAAGGATCGTGTCGAAAACTACGAGTCGATGAATATTGACTATGTGGTCGAGGCTTATGCCGCCGGTTGCCTGATTGAAAACATCAACCTCGGTGACTTCACTGCACCTGCCGCACCGGAAAGCGGGGAATAAGCCATGACGAGTCCCGCAGCGCGTCACATGATGCGGGTCTCGGCCTCTGAAACTGCGCGGCGGGCTGCTGCTCCGCTGCGCAATGCAACTGCATATGAGCAGATGCTCGTCAAGCTGGCCGCAGACTGTCGCACGTTAAAACAAATCCGCTCCAATGAACGCAAGGCAGACAAAAAGCGTGAGCTGCTGCCGTTCTGGCTGCCGTGGGTGTCGGGTGTGCTCAGCGCCGGAAAAGGGGCGCAGGATGACATTGTCATGACCGTCATGCTGTGGCGTCTCGATGCGGATGACATCGCCGGTGCGCTGGAGATTGCCCGCTATGCGATGATCTATGGCCTGACCATGCCGACCGGCGGCCACCGCCGCACCACGCCGTATTTACTGGCTGAAGAGGTCGCCCTGTCAGCGCAGCGCCTGCTCGATGCGAAACAGCCTGTCGGGCTGCAACTCCTGCTCGACACTATCGCACTGACCGAACGGGCAGACATGCCGGATATCGTGCGCGCGAAGCTGCACAAAATTACCGGCTACGTGCTGCGTGAGGCTGGCCGTCTGACCGACGCGCTGGCGCACCTGCAGCGTGCGATCCAACTAGAGCGGGCTATCGGTGTGAAAAAAGATATTGAACAGCTCGAGCGCGCGCTGAAACCCAAAGCAGAACCCGCACCAAAACAGAATAAACCGCGTACGCGCAAACCTGCCGCCAAACCGGCGGCACGGCGCGGGCGTCCCCCGAAAGCGGCAAAAGCCGCAGGTTAACAGAGCGCTCCCCGAGCCGGGCGGCACGCCGGTCAATGCGGGTATTGATTGCCCTGACTGCGACCGGCGTCCACCGCCCACCCATTACCCGAGGTTGTCATGACGACAGTGATTATTGAGCCCAAAAAAGAGCCGCAGGATGTGCCGGGCGTGGTGATACCACCACCGGGCGTGAGCGAGCCGGTAATAAAAAACACCTTCTTTTTTCCGGATGTGGATCCGAAGCGTGTGCGCGAGCTGATGCGTCTGGAGCAGACCGTTTCCGCGCTGCGCCTGAATGATGCGATTAAAGCCGGTATGGCTGAAACCAATGCGGAGCTTGCTCTGTGGCGGGTTGAGCAGATGGCTGCAGGGCATGAAACGCTGGCTGATGTGCCTGCCGATGATATCGATGGCGAAAGCGTGCGCTGTTTCCACTATTTCCGCGCCGTCTGCGCCATGACCAGCGCCACGCTGTTTGAGCGTTTTCGCGGCATCGATGCGACGGGGAAAGGCGACCGCAAAGCGGAAAGTACCGAGGCGGTTATCGATGAACTGTGGCGGGATATGCGCTGGTCTGTGGCGCGAATTCAGGACAAGCCGCGCTGTATTGTCGGGCAAATCTGATGAAGGTCCGGGCGATGCAGGGTGACACCCTCGATGCGATTTGCGCTAGGTATTACGGGTGCACTGAGGGCGTCGTTGAAACGGTGCTGCAGGCGAATCCGGGTCTGTCAGAGCTGGGCGTTATTCTGCCGCACGGCACGGCTATTGAGCTGCCCGAAACCGACAGCGCCCCGAAAACCGAAACGGTGAATCTATGGGACTGAGTGTGGAAAAAATCACGACGTTTATCGCTTACTGGCTGGCCGTGGGGCTGGCGTATTTCGGGGCGATGTCCCCTGAAAAGCTGGCGCTCTATGTGGGGAGTGCTTGCGCCATTTTTACCGCGCTGACGAATTACTGGTTTAAGCGCAAAACGTATCGCTACCTGACCTCACTCGGACCCGATAAGGGGGCTGCCCGTGAGCTCAATCATTAAACGCTGCAGTGTGGCCGCCGTGCTGGCGCTGGCGGCACTGGTGCCTGACTTTCGTCTGCTTAACACCTCGCCCGAAGGGCTGGCACTGATTGCCGACCTCGAAGGATGTCGCCTGACACCTTACCAGTGCAGCGCGGGAGTGTGGACGTCGGGCATCGGCCACACTGCCGGGGTGATTCCGAAAGGGGATATCACAGAGCGACAGGCGGCGGAGAATCTCGTTGCCGATGTGCTCAACGTCGAGCAACGGCTCGCGGTCTGTGTGCCGGTGAATATGCCACCGCGCGTCTATGACTCGCTGGTCAGTTTTGCATTTAACGTCGGAACCGGCGCGGCCTGCCGGTCGACGCTGGTCTCATTTATCCAGCGTCACCAGTGGTGGCAGGCGTGCGACCAGCTCACCCGCTGGGTGTATGTCAACGGCACAAAAAATAAAGGGCTGGAGAACCGCCGCGCGCGGGAATGGGCTTACTGCGTAAAGGGGATGCAATGAAAGTGCTGATGATTCTGCTGGCCGGGTTGCTCGCCGTGGTGCTGTGGCTGCGCCACGATAACGCGAATTTATCCCGTTCCTTTGAGAAAGCGAACCGTGTTGCCAGCGAGCAAAAGACGACTATTGGCATACTGAAAAATCAGCTTGTCGTATCGCAGCGAATCGCCAGGGCGAATGAGGATGCGCAGGTCAGGCTCGGCGATGAGCTGGCTGTTGCCGGTGAGCAGGCGGTTAAGCGGGAAGAAACCATAACGAGGCTGATGAATGAAAACGAGACGTTACGCCGCTGGTACAGCGATAAGCTGCCTGATGTTGTGCGCCGGTTGCACATCCGAACAGGCTGCGCCTCCGCTGCCCGTTGTTTACAACGCCTGCCCGAAGGTGAGCCTTTGCCCGATGCCGGGAAGCGCCCCCCTCAATAACGGTGATTTGAGTGCAGATATTCGCAGGCTTGAGCACGCGCTCACCGCCTGTGCGATTAAGGTCGAAACCATCAAAGACTGTCAGGATAAAATCGATGCAGAAAATGAAAAGCCTGCGCAAAGCGCTGAATGACGCCGTCCCGCAGCTCCTGAATAACCCCGAGATGATGCGTATCTTTGCCGATGAGGGGAATATCGATGCGCGTCTCGCGGCTTCGCTGTCCCATGAAAAGAAATACACGCTGAATGTGATCGTGTGTGACTTTGTAGGCGACCCCGACCTGATTTTTGTGCCGGTGGCTGCATGGCTGCGAGAAAATCAGCCGGATATCTGCACGCTCGATGAGGGGCGCAAAAAGGGTTATCGATTCCAGATGGATTTAAATGACGGGGATAATGTTGATATCAGTATCAGCCTGCAACTGACGGAGCGCACCCTTGTCCGGGAGGAAAATGGCGCGTTACACGTCAGCTATGCCCCGGAGCCACCACTGCCGGAACCTGTCACCCGTCCGACTGAACTCTATATTAATGGCGAACTGGTGAGCAAATGGGATGAACGACTTTAAGTCTTTTGACGATAAACTTGCGGGGCTTATCGGAGCATTGTCACCGGCGTCACGGCGTAAGCTGGCCACTGAAATTGCGAAAGAATTGCGGAGATCGCAACAGCAGCGAATCAAACAGCAAAAAGCGCCTGATGGCACGCCGTATCAGGCGCGAAAGCCCCAGCCGCTCAGGGCGAAAAAAGGGCGAATAAAACGGGCGATGTTTCAGAAACTGCGAACGAGTCGCTACATGAAAGCTAGTGGCCGCAATGCTACTGCTGTGGTGGAGTTTACTGGCAAAGTACAACGCATCGCTCGGATTCATCAGTACGGCCTTAAAGACAGGGCAAACCCACACAGTCAGGATATACAATATCCAGAGCGCAAGTTACTCGGATATTGTGGGGAAGATAAAAAGATAATTGATAAGCTAATTGTTAACCATCTAAATTGTGGTTGATTTAGATAGGCAATAACCTGAATGTGGTCAAGTGACTGTTTTACAGCATAGAGCCCTAGGTAAAACGAAACGATTGACCTTGGGATTTATAAGAGGTATCAAGGTAAATTGAGATCTGAGGTGTAGTAGATTATGTTAAAATGACCGATACTCCAGAACTGTTAGTGAAGATGAAGGATTTAAAGGTATCCAATGGAACTGGGTAACTTGGAAAGTTGTAGTTACTAGGGGTGACTATTGTCGTATTAATCAATTAATTTTATGGTGAGATATGGATTTTGTTACAAGCACTTTGCTTTCAGGAATAATCTATGATGGGTTCAAACATGGTGTGGGCATTACTGCAGAGTTTTTAAAAGAGAAACTACAGCGATGGGTTATTGATGATTCTTTACTGGATAAATTATCTAACAAAATAAATGATCTCAATCTTGAGGATTTTAGTGAAAATGTAATTGAAAGAAAGCTCAATGAATCATCTGAAATACAAGGGGTTTTAAGTTTGATACAACCTTGTCAAAATAATATTGGTACTGTTACTCAGAACCATAGCGGTTCGGGTGATAATATTGTTGGTAATAAAATTATTCACAATAAGTAGAAATAAAGATGATGGTAAATCAAGAGCACAATGGTTCAGGTGATAATGTCGCAGGGAATAAATACGAATATATAATTCGTAATATTCAATCTCGGGATTTGATAGCTGTAATAGATGATATCATGCATGATATTTGTTATAGAGACTTAGTTAAGGCACGAGAAAAGCTTGATGTGCTTAATAATATAAGCTCATTAGAATATGATGTGTCTCTCTTGTTAAAATCTTTAAATATAAAACTTGATTTAGTTAAAGGTTCTACGCCATCATCGAAAAATGATCTAGTTAATTTATTGCAGTATAAGAGTCTCTCTAAGGAAATTCGGGAGGTTGTGACATCTATTCTAATCGATTTTGAATCTAGAAATGATGAGGATTTAGCGCGGAAAAGATACTTAACTTCTAATGCTGATGGAAAGTATATTAAAGAAATTTTTTTTGAGCGTCTAGCTTCGAAAGAAGAGTTGCTAGCTAATTACAAAGATTCAATCGCTTATGAACTCTCTGAGCAGGAAATAACTGGGCTTATTCGAGGGGCCATAAGAGTAGAAGACTGTGAACTTTCCTTTGGATTTTCTCATTTATTAGATAAGTACTTTCCATCAAGCAACTCTAAAGCACTTTTGCTTTATACGGAAAGTTGCCTGGTTATTGAACGCAACCTGCATAAGCAATATATTTCATTGGGCAAGCAAGAAAAAGAAAGCGTCGATCGACTAATCGATAAATTCTTGGAAGATAATAGCGATAGAAGTACCAGTAGGCAAATCGCAACATTAACTAACTTAATACATGTTACATGTTTCATGGATGGTCGACTTTTTGATTTGGGAAAAGCATACGTCAATGAAATAAGAAAAATGTCTCCAGCAACTGCTGATATTCTTGAGCAGATAGATACGAAGTTATTAATTCCAAATAAAAATTTTGAATTGTCATCTAATTCTCTGGATTTGGAGCAGTTTGCACATCTGGATTATGCTCTTGAACATAATTACGTAAAGATTAGAGATGTACACAAATGGATTAATCAGGGAGGCGTCATTCGTACTGGTGATGAATATTTAAATGGATTTTTTGATCTGTATCTTAGTGCGTTAGTATGTTCAAGTGCTAATAGGTATGAAGTGCAAAAATTAGAAGAGAAAGCGCAAGAGTTTTTAGAGGAAGATTCTGATAGATTTAAGCAAATAAATCCTTCTAGTATATTAAAACTGTGCGAAAGATTTATACAGCTTAACTTGCCATTAAGTGCTGTGGCTTACCTTTCCCCTTTCCTTTCAGATGATGCTTGGGTCTCGCCAACGTTTGAGTGCTATTTAAATGCGTTATTTCTTAGCGAGAAATTTGACTTATTTCTCTCGAAAATAAAACATCTTCAACCTAAGGATAAAACGCAATTAATTTACATAAGGGAGGCTGAAATTTGTGAGAGAATGGATAAGAATGAGCTATCAATTAATTTGATTAGATCCGCAATAGATATTTATCCAAATAATCCTTATCCATGGTACCTTCTGCTGCGTACTTCAAGAAAGAACGGAGCTAATGTTGATGCACTAAGGGAAATTGTTTTTGAAATACCAGTGGCAATCTTGTCCAACTTTCATGAGTCAAGTGTAGCACTGGTTAATGAAATAGCTACTCATGTTGATATAAGTCTTGCTGAAAGAATTCTTGTTGATTGGTTTGTACAAAACCCAACTAAGGTTGCAAAACCATTTACTCAAATTTATACCAATACACTAATAAAACGTCCAGATGATCATAGTAATCCTTATACTCCCTTGAAATGTGGAGATGGTGTTATATATTCTGACGGATTTGAAACTTTTACTCGAATTCTTGTTCGTGACGTTGATGCAAATCATCCGCACTTATTGAATATAGATTCCCCTCTGGGTCAGATACTTGAGAATATGCAACAAGGGGAAAGTTGTAAAGGCTATACTATGCTTGAACGTCTACCTCCTTATGTTGCAGCGATTAGATTAGCAGTAGAACTGCGCAGCAAAAGCAACGATGGCACTGATGCATTTAGACAGTTTTCGCTACCTTCGAATGAAGAAGACTTTATTCCTTATTTTGAAAATATTATAAGGCATTACGACTCGCAAGATAAAGAAAGAGATGCTTTAGTTCACGGCCCTACAGTTCCTCTTACTATTAGAGGAAAGTTTACTTCTCCTTCAGATCCCGTCAGAGGTGCTTTGAATAACTTGACGGCACTTTCTTCTGCTAAATATTTGGCATTGTTCAATGATGGAGAAGAAAATCCAGAAAAAGTGATCATTGATGTTTATACTGCGATTTATTTATCATTGATGGGTTTTTCTTCATCTGTTGTTAACTTGGATGTAGCAATAGTAGTAAGTCAATATACAAAGGATATTTTAGAGGGATGGGTAGAAAATATCCTTAGAGAAGATTACTTATCCATAGGTGTTACCGATAAAGGTATTTATAGAGTGACCTCAAAGGATATAAGAGAAAACTCCATTGAGCTGATCCATGAGCTTCAAGTTTTACTTGAACACGTGACGGTAGAAGCAATGAAACCTGTTGATACACCTGAGTTGTTAGTGAAAATAAGGGATATGGTAGATGAATCTATGTATTCTGCTTTTCAGTTATCTGTGGCAAATAACATTCCATTACTTTGTATTGATCATTTAATGTGTGAATTGATTTACCGCTCAGGTTTTCCTGTTGCAAATATGAATTCTTTAATTATGAAAGTTCTATATTCCTTGACTTTTCCTGAAAGGAAAAAGAGCATTCAAATTAGTCTAACTTCAGGCACTCCAGTACCGATTTTATATAGTGATATATTAGAGATGAGTATTTCATCTAATAATTCAGATGCTTATCTTGTATTTAAGTTTATGGAAAAATACGGCGGAATTATTAAGGCTACAGGAGCTCCTCTCGAGTTTCTAACTACAATTGTAAGAAATGTGACAGTATTAGCTTGTATTGATAAGACAATTCTTGCAGGGGGACGTGCACTCAATCCACAGTATGAGGGGTATGCTGAACATATTTTTAATTTTTGCTGTCGATCCGCAATGCTTACTCTAGAGGGTGATACCAGTGAAAAAAGGTTAGCACTACTTATTGAAAATTTGCTCAGTACGACTCGCCTTGTTCGCAAATACTTAAAACTGATATCGTTGCTTACGTCTGAGTTTGCGCAAGGACATTTTCTCGATTTTGAAGCATGCAACAATGCTTTGGTTGCTTACCGTGCGGATAGGCAAGCTAGAGAACAGGAAAATAGAGAAGTCATTTAAACGTAGCGTAATACGTAACACTGAACCAAATACAAATGTTTTGAAATGGCTGTGACCTTTTCAATAGAATCGCTTAATTTCTTGATGTTGTTCCATCGCCTATAAAACCGCACCCGATTGCCGCCGACCTTCCTCGGCGGCATCCTTTCCCCATGAATACTTTAAATTCCATTCAGGATGTCGCTCGCGCGATCCGTAACCTTATCCGCACCGGCATTGTGACCGCAGTTAATCCCGATGAGGGACTCTGTCGTGTCCAGACCGGCGGCATGCAAACCACCTGGTTAAACTGGCTGACCTGCCGCGCCGGTCGCTCGCGGGTCTGGTGGGCTCCCTCGGTTGGCGAGCAGGTGCTGATTCTTGCCATTGGCGGTGAGCTTGATACCGCCTTTGTGCTGCCCGGTATTTTTTCTGATGACCATCCTGCGCCGTCGGCCTCGCCTGATGCCTTTCACGTTTCCTTTCCTGACGGGGCGATTATTGAGTATGAGCCTGAAAGCGGGGCGCTCACGGTGAGTGGCATCAAAACCGCTGATGTCACCGCGTCAGACGCCATTACCGCAACGGTGCCGCTGGTACTGGTCAAAGCGTCCACCCGCATCACGCTCGATACCCCCGAGGTGGTCTGTACCAACAAACTGACCACGGCCACGCTTGAGGTGCAGAAAGGCGGGAAAATGAGCGGCAACATCGAGCACGGCGGCGGCACGTTTAAATCCAACGGCGTACAGGTGGATGACCACGGCCACGGTGGCGTTAAAGCCGGTGACAACTGGACGCAGGGGACAAAATGACAGTGAGCTATCTGGGTATGAACAGTCATACCGGACTCAGTATTTCTGAGGTTGAGCATATAAGGCAGAGCGTGCGCGACATCCTGGTCACACCGGTGGGCTCGCGCGTCATGCGCCGTGAATACGGCTCGCTGCTGTCGGCACTGACTGACCAGCCGCAGACCCCGGCACTGCGCCTGCAGATTATGGCCGCGTGTTATTCCGCGATCCAGAAGTGGGAGCCGCGCGTCAGCCTGACGACCATCACCTTTGAACGCGGGGAGAATGACGGCGCGATGTATGTCGATATCACCGGCACGCGGTCGGCGTCAGGCCAGCCTTTTTCTATCACTATTCCACTGAGTTAAACACTATGGCTATTGTTGACCTGAGCCTGCTCGCTGCGCCTGATGTGGTGGATGAGCTGGACTATGAAACCATTCTGGCAGAACGAAAAGCGACGCTTGTCTCACTGTATCCCGAGGAACAACAGGAGGCGGTCGCGCGCACGCTGACGCTTGAATCTGAGCCGATGGTTAAGCTGCTACAGGAAAACGCTTACCGGGAGGTTATCTGGCGTCAGCGCGTGAATGAGTCGGCGCGCGCGGTCATGCTGGCGTATGCCGCCGGTAATGACCTCGATAACATTGGCGCAAATTTCAGTGTCGGGCGTCTTGTTATCACGCCTGCAGATGAAACCACGCTGCCGCCCACACCTGCCGTTATGGAGTCGGACACCGATTACCGTTTGCGCATTCAGCAGGCCTTTGAAGGAATGAGCGTGGCCGGGTCTGGCGGCGCTTATCAGTTCCATGGCCGCAGCGCTGACGGACGGGTCGCAGATATCTCAGTGACCAGCCCGTCGCCCGCCTGCGTGACGATTTCTGTGCTGTCGCGTGAAAACAACGGCGTCGCGTCTGATGATCTGGACGCCCTTCTAAGAGTCAAGCTGTTATCGGGATACTGTTGA